GGCTGGCGGCTCGTGGAGTCGCGCGAGTCGGCCACGCGTGGATACGCATCCGCTCCAAGGCAAGCTGCGCTGGGAGATCGCGTAACGCCCGCCTATGCGCGGCGGGGGCTAGTGCATAATCTGCTGGCACGGATGCCGCCGTATTACGAACAAGACGGAATCGCCATCTACCACGGTGATTGCCTCGACGTGCTTCCAACGTTGCCGGCCTGTGATCTCGTGGTGACGGATCCGCCGTATAGCTTCGGGCTCGCCTCGACCGCGCAGGAAACGAAGGCGGGCGGCTGGGGCGATTTGATGAACAGCGCCACGTTCTATACGGTCTGGCTGCGGGAATGTCGCCGCCTTACGGAGAATCGCCAGGGCGCCGCGTGGGTGTTTAACTCGTGGCGCAGTTTCCCGATTCTCGCGCGGGCCGCGTATGAAGCGGCCTGGCCGATCACGTCGCTGCTCGTCTGGGACAAGGAATGGATCGGCCCCGGCGGGCCGCAAGGACTCCGGCCGAGTTATGAACTGGCCGCCCTGTTCAGCCATCAGAACTTTCAGATTCCCGATCGCGGGGTGCCGGATATTTGGCGCTGTAAGGCGTCGTCGTTCAAGCCGTGGCATCCGGCCGAGAAACCGATCCAGTTACTACAACGGATCCTGTTGACGAGCGGGGGCGGGCTGGTGCTCGATCCGTTCATGGGCAGCGGGTCCACCCTCGTGGCGGCGAAGGCGCTCGGGTGCCGGGCGATGGGGATCGAAGTCGAAGAGAAGTATTGCGAGGTCGCGGCGACCCGATTAGCCCAAGGGGTGATTCCATTCCCGGTCTATTCCCGATCGGGTCATAGGGAAATCGAGGAGAAACGGTGTGTGACTATTCCCGACCTGTTCCCGATTTCGAAGTGATCGCGCGCCGGATCGTGGAGCGGGTGGAATCACACATACACCCCTTCACCCTGGCTGACGAGGATGACCCTCTTCGCGAAACTGTGATCAAGCAGATCGCGGACGATCTCCGGGACGTTTGGGAGGGCTAAAAACCGGGAACACAGCGGGAATGGAAGTCACCTTTTAGCCCCTTTTTTCACCTTTTTCTCCCTCCGGATTCCGTTCCCCGAAACCCTCCAAAAGAGGGTATTTGCTAGGGAAAACAGTGGAAAGAGGTGGTGGGCGCTACTGGAGTCGAACCAGTCATGGCCGCCGTGTGAAGGCCCTGCTTATCGCTGTTTTTATTAGTGAAACGTGGTGGTTTGGATAGGACCGGGAACAGGGCGGGAATGGCTCTAATAGGCTCGCCACGCGACGAACGGATGCCGGGCAAGCCTTAACCTCGCCATTAGTGTTTCGAGCCCCCAGCAAGGCCGAGCCGCTCGATCACCTCCACGCGCACGCGGATGTCCTCCTCTGAGAGCTGACTCACCAATACCCACGCTAAGCCGAACGCCAGCCCTAATTCCTTGTAATGCTGAGGGTCAGGGTCTTCGACACGCACGAAGCGCCAGGCGATCTCGTTCAATCGGTCGAGGACTTCCTGTTTCGTCACTTCGCGCCGCCGTGCAGTTTCGCCACGGCCGCGGCCATCTCGTCGCGGGTGACTTCGTTGTATTCCTTCAGCAGCATCTGCGAATCCGCCCAGCCGCCGATCGCTTGCACCACGCTCACGATATCGTTGCTCGTGCCGGTGCGCAGCAAGCGGATTGCCCCGGTGCGGCGCGTGGCCCAGTGAAACGTATTCCCGCCCACGCGCTTGCCCCACGGCACGCCGGCCCGCGTGGCGACACGCCGGCATAAGGTCAGGTAGGTATGCCGCCGCTCCGACTCCGACAGGCCCGCCCGCCGATGCGGGAAGAGATACTGGCTGTCGTTCGCCGGGAGTGCGTCGAGCGCCGTGCGCACCCGGGGCGAGATCGGCGGGTGAATCTCTTCGCCGTTCTTGGGATCGACAATCCGTAACGTCGTGCCGAGATCGTCGGCCTTCTTCAAGTCGAGCACGTCGCCGAGTCGCACCAGACAATCGACGGCAATCATAAACACCAGCGCGTCGGCGGGGTTCTGGAATCCGGCTAAGAACTTGGCCTCTTCGTCGGCCGTCATGATCCGTTTCTTGCGCTTCGGAATCTTCTCGGCGGGGCCAAGCCCGCCCTTGCCGGCGATCGGGCTGGCGGTGAGATACGTCGGCACCGCTGCGGCCAGGATCGACTTCAGCAGATTCAACTCCCGTTTCACCGTGGCCAGCGCCGGGGGCGGCAACACGCGCCGCTTGCCCCTCGGGCCGCCGAAGTGTTCGACGACACGCGGCGTCGTCAATCGCTGGGCACGCCATTCGATGACGCGATCCTTCGTGATCTGTTTCAGCAGCAACGAACCAAAGGCGGCCCGCAGTCGCGGGAGAATCTGCCGCTCGCGATCCTTCCCCCGGTGCAGCTCGATGGCGGTGCGGTCGTAAATATCTACCCAGGCGTTGAACGTGATCGCCTTCTTGCTGACGTTGTTCACGCCTTGCGCAAGGTCGCTCATGGTCTTGTGATAGAGATCGCGCGCCAAGAGGGCGTTGTCGGCGCGCTGCCCGCGCGTCGCGCCGATCAAGATGTTCGTCTTGATCTTCTCTTTCGTCGTTTCGAGATACAGCCACCAGAATTTCGAATCCGGCCGGGTAAACGCACTCACTGACAGTCTCCTATTGCTTGCGCCGCCGCCTGATGCGGGGGCGATCCCAATACGGAGAGCGGCATTTCGGATTCGGACAGGTGCCCGGCAGCGCAGCCTCGAACCGTGGCACCCACCAATAATCGCAGCGGTAACACTGCACACCCAACTGTGACTTACGGACCCATTTGGGACGACTAATCCGGGGCATACGAACGCCCGGGATCGTTTCATGTGCAACCCGCCGTAAACAATATACGTCGCTCTGCGTAACAGAGTCAGTATACAGAGTGCTTAAAAGATTGTAAAAGATTCTAAATTTGATCGAGTTACTAGGTGGTTTGGAAGGGAGGTGCTAGAAACGGCAGAACGGTCGGCGGCGGCGGCGGACATAGCTTCCCCCAGCGAGGCGAATTCGTCAACGGCGTTCAATCGACGATCGGAGCAGCAACGATGGCACATCGCAAACTCGCACCCCTCGGGCGTCCAACCTATCCCGCCCCCAGCACGGTGCAGGGGCTGGAACCCCTACTGACCATGAACGAAGTGGCCGTGATCTACGGCCTGAGCACGGGCACGATCCGGCGTGACCTCCAGCGCGGCACGTTTCAACCCGAACCCTGGGACAAATACCCTTACCGCTGGAAACGCTCCGATATTCAGGCGGATCTCGATACCAATCGGAAGCTACGCAAGCGCCAGCACGGGCGCTATGCCAAGCAGGCGAAAGCCACGACCGGCAACGGGCATGTCAAGCGGGCCGCCGTGGACCGCCGGCGCCGTCGAGGGTAACGGCTAATGACCAAACGCTTTGCCGTGATCGACAAGCCGGCGCGGGTGATCGAGTCGCCGTATCTGAACACGCGCGAGGCGATGGCCTACTTGCGGCTGAACGATACCGGCGCGCTCTATGACCTGATGAAAGAACAGGGGCTCCCATACCTCCGGTGTGGGGGCCGCTATCGCTTCGACACACGGGAGCTGGACGCCTGGCTGCGTGGGACGACGGCGCTGGAGCTGCGGCGCGCGAAGTAATGGGCCGCCGCTTTGTCGATGTGCGCTGGATTGAAAAGCGCATGAAGCGGAAGGATGAGCGCTACAACATGGCGCTGGCGAAACTACGGAAGGGGGCCGAGATGGCGGATCGTTTAGCACTCGCACCGATGCCACCCAGCACGGCGCCCACGGTGACGCCCGAACATCTGGCGCTGGTGAAAGCCACGATCGCGAAGGACGCCACGCCCGCAGAACTGGATCTGTTTCTCTACGATTGCGCCCGCCAGGGCGTGCACCCGCTCGACAAGCTGATCCACTTCACGAAGCGATCGAACAAATACACGCCCGTCACGTCGATCGACTTCTTGCGCATCCGCGCCGCGGACTCCGGGGAGTGTGCCGGCATTGACGAGCCGGTCTTCGCCGGCACTCCCAAATCGCCGGGGTTCGCGGCGACGGTCACGGTGTGGCGGTTGGTGCAGGGCAGCCGCTACGCCTTCACCGCCACGGCGCGCTGGGCCGAATACGTCCCGGACCAGGCGTTCATGTGGAACAAGATGCCGCACACGATGCTGGGCAAGTGTGCCGAGGCGCTCGCGTTGCGCAAGGGCTTTCCCAAGCAACTCGCCGGCTTGTATGTCGGCGAGGAAATGCAGCAAGCCGAGAACGCCGCGCCGAAGTTCTCGAAGAGCCTAAAACCTTCGCCGGGGCCGGCCGTGACTGACGCGGTGATCGCCGATCCGGGGCTGGGAGTCTCCGCGACTCCGGCGAATCTCAACCAACAGATCCCGGACGCCTGGAAGCCGTTTACGCAGGAACCCGCCCCCACGGGCAGCGGCGTCGCCGTCCTCCGCGGGCATATCGTCTCGGGCAAGCGCAACAAAACGAAGACGACCGCGGTGCTCGATTCAGGCGAAGAAGTCGTCACGCTGGATCCCGACATTGGCGCGCACGTCATCGCCGCGAAGGCGTCGGGGTTACTTGTGGAAATTCGGACGAAGACAACCGGCGTCGGCACCGAGATCGAGGCGCTGGAGGTGGTGGACGATGCGCCGTTTTGAAGCCGAATCCCGCGCCGTAAAACCGTCCGAGTTCGATCCATGGCTCGAGGAGCTTGGCCTCGTCGCCGATTGCGAAGGCGCCTGGGCGCTCGTCGGCATGTTCTGGCATGCGCCGGTGGAGTGCTGCCGGTATCTCGTGGCGCACCAGCCGCTGTGGGAAGGGTTGGTCGCGCGGGCGCGGTTCGCGGACGCGCAACGCTGGCACGCGGGCGTGTGGCGCGGGCGGGGTGCGGGGCTCTAATGCCGCGTTTTATCGACATGTTTCCGGAATGGGAACCCATTGATCGTGGCGATCCGTATCTCGCGGAGATCGTGAAAGCCGATGACGCGATCACGGATAACGAACAGAATGCCGCGCTTGTGGATTGGATAGAGCGCACGCGCTTAAGTTATGAACTCGCGACGCTCTATCGCTGGTGGGCGTTATGACGCAGCTCGAGAAACGCCGCGCGCATGCGTTGACGACCGTCTCGGTGCTGCGACAGGAACTCGCCGCCGCAACCACACCGGAGGCGGCGCTTGACGTTGTCGGGCGGGCGCAGCGGGCACGGCAAGTGTTCGAGGCGATCGGGCATAGCGTCGAAGAGTGCAACGAATACGCAGGAATCTATCTCGCCGCGTATTGGAAATTTGGCGATCTCGTGGCGGGGTTTGAACCGTGGCGCCCGAAAAAAGCCGTTACCGATAACGGCTTACCGGGAAGCGAAATGCAGCGGAAGTATGCGCGCCGCTTGTGTGAAGTCGTGAAGGAATCAGATATTCCCGACTACGTGAAAGTCGCTACTGAGCAGTGCGAACCCGCGACGATCGCTGGCTGCCTTGAATGGATCGATCCTGGTCGGCATGGGCACCTGACGGGCGCGTATGAGTGGTATACGCCGGAAGCGATCGTTGAAGCCGCGCGAACGGTCATGGGCGGGATCGATCTCGATCCCGCCTCGTGCCCCCAAGCCCAAGAAACCGTGAAGGCCGCGCAGTATTTCACCGAAGCCGACAACGGTCTTGACCAGTCCTGGCAGGGTCGTGTGTTTCTCAATCCGCCCTTTGCGCATCCCACGGTCAAATACTTTGCGGAGAAGCTCCTGGCCTCGCCAGCCGTGACCGAGGCGATCTGGCTCTCGAACGCCTGCACTGATACGCCGTGGTGGCATGCGCTCGCGATGCGCGGCGCGATCTGTTTTCCGCTCGGGCGGATCAAGTTCTCCAGCCCCGATGGTCCGGGGCAATCGCCCACACTCGGGCAGACGCTGATCTATCTCGGGCCGCAGCGCGATCGGTTCCGCGCAGTGTTCGCGCCCTTCGGGCTGGTGCTCGCATGAGCTGCTTTGACGACCGCCGTGAAACCAAACTCGGGTCGCTCGGCACCCGGATTGTCGACGCGCAAATTCGTCTCGCCGGGAACATTCCGTATCATCCGGTCGCTGATGCGCCGCACCCGTTCGATCGCCTCGTGGCCTCCGCGGACAAGCGGCATATCTGTATCGTCGAAGTCAAAACGAAATGGCGGCGCGAGTTCTACGCGGACACTGGGATCGATCGCCGGCACTTCGACGACTACATGCACATCACGACGCTGTATAACTTGCCGCTCTATCTCGCCTTCGTGGACGCGAAAGAAGGCCGCATTTATGGGAACTATTTAACCGAGTTGATCAAGAGCCGGGATCCAGGCCGCTCGCGGTGCGGGGGCTGCCAATCGTATCCATGGGAACAGAAGGGCATTGTGTATTTTCCGCTCGCGGCGATGGAGACCTTGCATGTATTAACCGCGAGCGATCAAGCGGAACTGCGCGCCCTGCGAAAGTCGGACTGGCAGCCGCAAATAGAACTTGAATACGTGAAAGAGGACGACGGTTTCCGCTTCCAGCCGAAAAGCGGCAAGTAGTAACCCTATGAAGTCTCACGCGGGCAGCCCGCCCAACCTGACATTGGATACGCGGGTCCGTAGCGCACGCTGATCGAGTCGCTGATACACGGCAGCACCGATCTCGACAGGGGCGAGCGCAGCACCAGGGGCGGATTGAATGCATGCAGGGTGAGGCTGGATGCATTACAGCAGCGACGCTAGGGATCTCTAGGGTCAGGAAAGCCGTGGTGTCTTTTATGGAAAAGGATCAGCAGTTCGCACACTTCGTAGAGAGTTATCCGGCGAGTCGCCGGCAACGCGGCTACATGTGCGAGCAACTCTTTCTCGCGGCGCTGGACAAGGTGAGCTTTGATGAACTCATGCGCGTCTTAGAGGCGCACAAGAAAAGCGCAGACTGGCAGAAGGGCATGATCCCGAATCTGATGAAGTGGCTGCAAGAAGAGCACTGGATTCGCGTGTTGCCAGAACCGCAGCCGGCGCGCTTGTCGGTGGGCGACGAAGCCAGGCGCCTCGCGAGCCTCTCGCCGCAGGAGCAGCTCCGGCGCCTCGGGGTGAAACGCTAATGGACGATGCGACGACCGCCCTACTGGAGCTCCTGCACGACGTGATGCGGGAACATGACCTCATTCGCACGCGGCTCGAGGCGATCGAAGCGGAGCTGCAGAACGTGCCGCCCCGCTGCCCGCGCTGCGGCTGTTATCAGTTCGTGTATCAGGGCGATCGGCAAGTGTGCGCGGATTGCGGAAGGGAATAATGCTGCTGACGCTCTCCCTGTTCGCCCAGGTCGTCCTCTGGTCGGGGCAAGGCGCGGATCTCACAACGACGCTCGTCGCCGTGCACTCCGGGCACTTCACGGAAGCCAATCCCGTCTTATCGAATCAGCCCGGGCGCCTCGTGGCCGTCAAGGTCGGCACAACCGCCGGGATCCATTACCTGCTGCACCGCCTCTCGAAAGACCATCCCAGACTCAGCACTGTCGTGGCGTATGCGGTCGGGGCGGTCGGCGTGGGGGCGGCGACGGTGAATCTCCAGCGCCTGCGATCGCGGGCGGAAAGGGCTGAATGAGATATGCGATCCTCCTCGTCGCGCTCCTCCTGACGGGGTGTGATCTGCACATCACGAACCCGGCGCCCGTCATCGCTGGCGGCACCACGCCCGGGGCCATCACCATCACGAATACGAACACGAACACCGCGACGACGGATCGTAGTGACACCGAACCCACGCCCGCCCCCTCGGGCAGCGGGACGCCGACGCCAGCGTCGGGAGTCCTTCCACTTCCGACGTATGGCGAAGGCGTCACGCGCGAGTATGCCGCGGCCAACCCGCACCAGGTCACGCATTCGTGCCAGCTCGTCGACGGCGAGGCGGCCTGGCAGTTCCTCGACGGGCTGATTGGGTTACTGCAGGCGCGCGACGCCCGTTGGGGTTACCTGTGCAAAGACGCCGCATGTGCGACCAAAGCGCGGGATGTGGTGGCGTATCGGGCGAGCACCGGCGACACGGGGATCTGGATCGTGGACGTCCTCGGGAACCATTGCCCCGGGCCGGGCGATTCGCCGACGATGGTGCGCTGGGGCGTCCTACCGTTTGAGACAACTCGGCGCTGGAGTGGCACGCGGTGAAAGTCGACTACGCGGTGACGTTTGAGTTTCCCGAACGGCCGCCCCTCACACAGAGAGGCACCGTGGAGGCTGGCCAGGCGCATGTATGCGTCGCTAGGGCGACGCGAATGGCAAAGAAGGCCCTCCGGCCGCGGGGCTGGTCCTCCCTCGTCGTAGTGCTACTTGGACGCGTCCAGGAAGAAGAGCCGGCCGTATGAGTGACAGAGACGCCTGGACGGAATGGGCCGCCAAGAACAAAGATCCCCGTGTGCCTCTGCGGAATAAATACGGCGCGCACCGGGTCGAGCTGGATGGGATCTGGTTTGACTCCCAGCGCGAAGCCGCCCGCTATGGCGAGCTCAAGCTGATGGAGGCCGCCAGCCTCATCGACGAGATCGAAGTGCATCCGGCCTATGCGCTGATGGTGCCGGATCTTACGCTCGACGGCGAACCCCGCGTGTATTACAGCATCGGCACCTATTACCCGGACTTTCGGTATCGGAATCTCCGCACCGGCGAGATTGTCGTGGAGGACGTGAAAAGCCCGCCGACCAAGACGCCGATCTATCGCCTCAAAAAGAAATGGGTTGAACAGCAATACGGGATCACGATCGTTGAAGTCGATTAACTCGGAACGAAAGGACTGACATGCAATCCAAAATGGCCTTGATCACGTTCATGGACGGTGACGGCAACCGCCCCGATAACAGTCTGCCCGGCGGCCTCCCGCCTGGTGCGGTCAATCTGCCGGTGTTCCCCTTCGATCCGACGATCGATAACAGCCTGCCCGGCGGCAGCGGGCGCCCCGATCAAGGCTTACCCGGCAGCCAACCCGGCATCGACAACACGCTCCCAGGCTCGCCCACGTATCCCTCGCAGGGGCTGCCCGGTGGCGGCCATGCGTCCGGTCAGCCGATCGTCCCGGGCCGCAAATTCATCGTGAAGTGGCTCGCCTGCGTCGGCCTGATCCTCGTGCCCGACAACACGCTGCCCCCCACACCGGAACCGAAGTAACGGAGGACACATGGCCCAAACACCGACGCCCAAGCCGCCCACACCGACGACCCCCACGCCGCAACCGTCGACGCCCACACCCACGGGGCCAACCGATCCCACGCCCCCGGATGTGCGGCACGGGCAAGGCTAAGACGTGCGGCCTGTATATCTATACAGCGCGAGCATAGTTATGCTGGTGGCCGTGCTCACGTTGCTCGCATGTGGCGTGGCGATACAAGGGCGGATCGATGTGGGGTCGGACGCAGGTCGACCTCACGTCGAGTCACCCTGTCCCGGAGTGCAACCGTAATGCGGTGCCCTTACTGCGGGGAAACGCGGCTGATCGAACAGATCCCCCCGTGGTGGTATTGCAGCGTGTGTGGTCGAGCGTGGTATGCCAAGTAGACCCCTGCGTGCGTGCGTGGTGCCCGGCTGTAGTGCCCTCGTGTCGACAGGTCGGTGTGCCCCGCATGCCGTGGCGCTCGAGCACACCCGCCCCAATCGGGATGTGCGCAAGTGGTATTACACCGTGGCATGGGCACACCTGCGACAGCAGGTGTTGACCGATGCAGCCTACACATGCGCGCAATGTGGAATGGTGCAGGCCTGGTTAGATGTGGACCACATCGTCAAGCACAACGGTGATCCTGCACGGTTCTGGGATCGGGCCAATCTCGCCGCACTCTGTAAACGCTGTCATTCGGCAAAAACGCAGCAAGGTCGATGAGATCACATTCGACTCGCGATGAACACGAACGGGGGGCGGTCGAAAGGTCTGTAAGTGTAGGCGCCGGAAACCACCCGGGCGCTTCCGAACTGAAAATGCAAAATTTGCGGCGGGGATGGCTGGTGTAAAAGGGCGCAGTGGTCGTCGTCGGTTATCGGTGAGTGATCTCCGGTTGCGCGGGACGTTGCAACCGAGTCGCCACCAGGCGAAGCCCATATCAGCCGAGGATCAGGCGGCCGATCACGCGACGTGGGATCAGTTTCTTGAGCGACTCGCGCGGGCATCAGCGCCGGCCCGCTGGAACCCCTTGGACGCCTATGCGCGGAAAGTCTGCGCGGGACGGATCGCGGCGGGCCGGTATCACCGCTTGGCGTGCGAGCGGCATCTCCGCGACGTGCAGCGACAGGGCACGCGGGCCTTTCCGTATCGGCTGGACGTGCAGAAGGTCGCGCGGTTCCTCGCCTTCGTGTCGGAGTTGAAGCATTACAAGGGCGAATGGGCGGGGCGCACGATTACGCTGGAACCCCATCAGGTATTTCGCTTGGGCTCGATGATTGCGTGGGTGCATCAGGATACGGGCTTACGTCGTATCCGTCGTTCCTACCATGAGATCCCGCGCAAGAACGGCAAGTCCCTCGAAGCGTCAATCATGGCGCTCTATATCACGTTTTTTGACGGAGAAGGCGGCGCCGATGGTTACTGTGCCGCGACGAAGAAAGACCAGGCGAAGATCGTCTGGGGCGATGCGGCGCAGCTCGTGAAAACGTCGATCTTGCGCGTCGGGATCGAATCCTTCGCGCGGAGTCTCTTCGATCCGGTCACGATGTCGAAACTCGAACCGCTCGGCAGTGATTCCGATTCGACGGATGGCCTGAACCCGCACTTGATCATTCAAGACGAATTCCACGCGTATAAAGACCGCAAGATGATCGACGTGCTTGAGACGGCGACGGGGGCACGGCGGCAGCCGGTCGATATGCGGATCACCACGGCCGGCGATGATCCCGTATCGCCGGGTGGCGACGAGCACGCCTACGCCTGTCAGGTGCTCGATCAGGTGATTCACGACGAGGCCTACTTTGCGTTTCTCGCGCATGCGGATCCCGAGGACGATTGGCGCTTACCCGCGACGTGGAAGAAGGCGAACCCGAATTACGGCGTGTCGGTGCATCCCGAGGATCTGCGGGCGCTCGCGCTGAAGGCGACGAATATGCCGGCCGCCGCGGCGTCGTTTCAGCAGAAGCGGCTGAACGTCTGGGTGAATACGAGCGCCCCGTGGTTGTCGCTGGACGGCTGGCGGCGCGGGCAATCGACCTGGACGCTGGAGTCCATGCGCGGGGCGCCGTGTTGGATTGGGATCGACCTCTCCTCGAAGATCGACCTCACGGCGGTGGCGCTCGTGTTCCCGCCCACGGCGGAGCGGCTGCGGTGGCGGATCGGGATCTGGTGCCTGACCCCGGAGGAAACGCTGGAGGAACGGGCGCATCGTGATCGGGCGCCGTATCAGCAATGGCGCGAGATGGGGCTGCTTCGCACGAACAGCGGGAACCGGATCGATCACGATGTGGTGCGGGTGATGCTCGCCGAGGCGGACGAGATGTTTGACGTGCAGATGGTGGGGATTGATCCGTGGAACGCCGGGAACCTTGAAACGGATTTACAGGCCGATGGCTTTGTCGTCGTGGAGATTCCGCAAACCCTGCAGCAGATGAGCGCCGTCTCGAAAGAGTTTGAGGCCGACGTCCTCGATGGGTTGGTGGATGCCGGTGATAACCCGCTGATGGCGTGGTGTATCTCGAATGTCGTCGTGCAGCGGGATGGCAAAGACAATATCTACCCCGTGAAAAAGAAAAGCCGCGGGCGGATCGATCCGGTAATCGCGGCGCTCCTGGCGCGGAAACTCGCGACTTTAGACAAGCCCACGATGCCGGATTATCAGGTCATGGTGATGGGATGACGGACGAGGCGCCGCCGAAACCGTCGAAGGGAGGCCGGCCGCGCGTGGTGGAGTCTGGCAACACCGTCTCGGCCTGGGTGCCGGCGAGTGACTACGACAAGATCATCAAGGCGGCGAAGGCGCAGGATGTGACGATCTCCGCGCTCGTGCGCCTCTGGCTGAAGCACAAGATTCGGTAGTTTCCTCACAAACAACCCCCGCCTATCGCCACGCGGCGCACTATGTGCGCGCCGCAAATGGATCGCGCCTATTCCCTGCTGGAGATTAAATCGGTCGCCGCGGAGTCGCGCACGTTTAGCGGCATTGCCTCGACGCCGGAACTCGATCGGCAGGGTGACATGGTGAACCCCGCCGGCGTGCGGTTCAAGAATCCGATCCCCCTGCTCTATCACCACGACCCCACGCAACCGATCGGCCGGGCCAATCTCACGGTCACGGCGGATGGCATCTTGTTCGAGGCCACGTTACCCGTCGTGGACGAACCCGGGCCGCTCAAGACGCGCGTCGATGACGCCTGGCAGTGCATCAAGGCGGGCGTGATCACGGGCGTCTCGATTGGGCATCGCCCGCTGAAAGACGGCTACACGCGGCTCCACACCGGCGCCCGCCAGTTGAACAAAACCGAAGTCTGCGAGCTGAGTCTCGTGACGATCCCCGCGAACGCGAACGCCTCGATCCTTTACGTGAAATCGCTCGCGGCACCGCCGCGGCAGGAGAAGAAGCCGATGGCCACACAGACCGCTGCCGAACACGTCACGAACATCACGAACAAGCGCGCCGCGCACGTCGCCCGCATGGGCGAGATCATGAAGATCGCCGCCGACGACAACCGCACCTGTAACGACGACGAAGCGACGGAGCACGACGTCCTGGCGCTCGACGTCAAAAAGTTTGACGAGGATCTCGTGCGGTGGCGTGGCCTGGAGAAACTCCAGATCACCACGGCGACGCCCGTGCCGCCGATCGAAGCCAAGCACTTCGGGCACGTCTCGGTGCGGGCGAACGTCGAGCCCGGCATCATGCTCGCGCGGTTCGTGATCGCGAAAATGGCGGCCCGCTTTGAAGGCTGCAACGCGGCGACGTATGCCGAGCAGCGGTGGGGCGATTCGACGCCCGAGGTGGGGCTCGCGCTCAAAGCCGCCGTCCTGGCCGGCAGCACGACGGACGCCACCTGGGCGAAGCCGCTGATCAATCCGGCGATCACGTCGGACTTTCTCCCGCTGCTCCGGGCGGCGACGATCATCGGGAAGATCGCCGGCCTCCGCAAAGTGCCGTTCAACGTGAACGTCCCGGCGCAAACCGCCGGCGGCGTCGTGGCGTGGGTCGGTGAACTGAAGCCGAAGCCCGTCTCCGCGATGGCGTTCTCGATGGAGAGCATCGGGTTCAACAAAGTTGCGGCGATCGTGGTGCTGTCGCAAGAACTCGTGCGCTTCAGCAATCCCTCCGCCGAAGCGGTCGTGCGTGATTCGCTGGTGAAGGACATCGCGGCGTATTTGGATGCGCAGTTCATCAACCCGGCCGTCGCGGCCGTCGCGGGTGTCAACCCGGCGTCGATCACGAACGGGGCGCCGACAGCAGCGGCCACGACAAACCCCCTCGCGGACATCCTCGGGCTGATCAATCACTTCGCGACGAACAACATTCCGATCGACGGGCTGACGTTCATCCTGTCGCCGGCCAACGCGCTCGCGCTGTCGTTCCGCACGAACCTGGACGGCTCGCCCGAATTCCCGGGCATCGGGATCAACGGCGGCACCTACAAGGGGTTGCAGTTCATTACCTCGAACGTGGCGACGACCAACGTCGTGGCGCTCGCGCCGGAATACATCCTGATGGCGGATGACGGCGGCGTCACGATCGACGCCTCGACGGAAGCCTCGTTACAGATGGACGGCGCGCCGGCCTCGCCGCCCGATGCGACGACCGTGTATGCGTCGATGTTCCAGATGAACGCCGTGGCGCTGCGCGCGGAACGCTACATCTCGTGGAAGCGCGTCGGCGCGAACACCGTGAAGTATCTGACCGCGACGGCGTGGCCCTCGCCCACGGGCACCACGGCAATGGCGGCCGAGGCGAACGGCCGCACGAAGCACGCGTAACGCCATGCAGCTCTTCGGGTATGAGCTGACGCTCGAACGGAAAGCCGCGCCCGTGCCGGCCGCCAGCCCCAATAGCTGGTGGCCGGTCGTGCAGGAGCCGTATACGGGCGCCTGGCAA